GCTTTATGATTCAGGGCGGTGACCCTACCGGTACTGGTATGGGTGGACCAGGGTATAAAATTGATGACGAATTTGGTGAGGGGCTGCAGCATGATGACGAAGGTATTCTTTCAATGGCTAATGCCGGGCCCAACACTGGCGGCAGTCAGTTTTTTATCACTTTAGCACCTACACCATGGCTTAACGGGCATCATGCTATTTTCGGCAAAGTTGTTGAAGGGATGGATATTGTACGGTTGATTGGTGTAGTACCTACGGATTTTCGCGATCGCCCTAAAGATCCTGTAATTATGGAAACTGTAGAGGTTATAAAATAATTTGCCTGCGTATGTTTACATATTACGCTGTCGTGATGAATCACTTTATACCGGCTGGACAAATGATTTGGAAAAGCGGCTTGAAGCGCATAACAGCGGTAAAGGAGCAAAATATACCCGTGGGCGCTGTCCTGTAACTTTGGTCTATAGTGAAACGCTGTCAACTAAGGAAGAAGCGCTGCATCGCGAATGTGAAATCAAAAAAATGACTAAAACTGCTAAATTAGCTTTAATTAAGCAAAATATGAAGGAATAGAAGCAAAAATATTAAAAAAATTACAAAAAATAGCAAAAGAGAGTTGCTTTATTGTAAATAATAGGCTATAATGGGCTGGTGAGTGAGATGTTCTAGCTCCTCATTAAAGTAATTTTTAGGAGGCCCAGAAAATGACTGGCAAAGTAAAATGGTTTAACGCAGAAAAAGGTTATGGTTTCATCGAACGCGAAGATGGTGGCGACGTATTCGTACATTTCTCCGCTATTCAATCCGAAGGGTTCAAAACTCTTGAAGAAGGTCAAGCAGTTGAATTTGACGTTGTTCAAGGCAACCGCGGTGAACAAGCTGCCAACGTTGTTCGTTTATAATAAAAACATCTAAACCCACATAGGAATGCGGGTTTAGTACGACATCAATATATTATTGAGTTTAAAATGAGTTTTATTAAATGAAATAACGAAAATTAAGGAGCGATCGTGTCTATCGTTTGAACTGGTTTTACAGAAAATTGGTTCAGCGCAGATGCGATCGTTTCTTGTTTATCAGGGAATAAATGTGCATAAACTTTGAGGGTGATTTGCGGATTTTGGTGCCCAAGCCGTTGAGCTATCAAAAGAACATTCGCACCCATATCAATTAATAGCGAAGCGTGGCTGTGTCGGAAATCGTGAATGCGAATTCTGGGTAGATCCATTGCTTCGCTTATTTTTTTTATCTGATTTCGTAAAGCGAATGGTCGGCAGTAAAAAAACGGCTCATTATCTTTAACCTTATATAGTTTTTTTAGGTGAACCTGAATATTGTTATAGAGAAATTCGGGTATTGTAACAATACGCCGGGATGAATAGGTTTTTGTTGGTCCAATCTCATATCGCAGCGGATTATGCAGCGTCATAATAGTTTTAGTTATTTGGATAGCTTTATTAGGCAAGATATCGGATGGACATAATGCAAGACATTCGCCGACTCGGCAGCCGGTATAAAACAGAATGTCAAAGGCTAGACGGTATTCTTCGTTCTTTACTTGACCTATGAAGAGATTATACTGGTCAGGTGTCCAGATCTTCATAGTTTCATGTTTTGATACTTTAGGTGGTTTGATATGTTTTAATGGATTATCTTTGTAGCCATAGATGATACGAGCAAAATTAAATGTTGCTCCGAAAGTTGTCATAATAGTTTTTAGGTATGAAGCACTTAGGCCTTCTTTATTCATGGTTTGAGTCCACTCAATTATTTTATCAGGGGTTATTTCTGATAATTTCATTTTGCCAAAGTAAGGGGTTATTTTATCAAGACGTCCTTCTATTGTTTGAGTTGACGAAGCTCTATTATTAAGTTTGTAGTTTTCAAGATATTTGACTACTAACGTGCTAAAAGTTACGTCGTTAGTTGCGATGTAGTTTGATTTGTAGTCTACTTCGTATTTTAACGCTTCACTTTTTTTATCAAAGCCACGTTTTACTATATGTCGATTTTTACCAGTCCAATCTTTTATATAGAATTGGCAATACCATTTTTTTGTTTTTTCGTCTTTGTAAGCTGGCATGATAGTCCTCCTGAGTTTATTGTCGAACGCATAATGGCGAACAACGAATATATGTTTATGTATTGGTGCCTAAATTATGCAGCCCTAATAAAAGGGCTGCTTTTTTTATTGTTTGTTTAATTTTTCCCAAAGAGAATTAAATTTATGTGAAATGAAATTTAAACTTTGTTTTGATAGAATGTTTAATTTCCGTTTATGGTACAGGTTTTTTTCAATACCTTCAGCTGACGGATATTTTTCCAGTATGTCGTATGTGACTAACAAAATAAAAATTTCTTTTGGGTGTGGTACTATTCTACTTAAATTTTTTATAAATTCATCTTCCGTCATTTTATAACTGATATTTAGATCAAAAATATACTCTTTTAATTTATTTGCTAAGTTGTTAGCCTTATTAGCCAATGCTATAAGTTCATATTTTTCAGGTTCTATCCCATAATAAAGTTCTTTAATGTATGGTGGAACGGAGGTTAATATTTCTACGTCATTTGTAGCTATAGCAGTAAGAAGTAAATTTAACAACCAAGTTTCCTCAAGCTGTTCACTCAAAAATTGCTCATTCTTTTTCGTTAATGTAAGCTGGTGAAAAATGGAGAATAATTTTTTTGCGTATTCATAACTACTTACTTTACCTTTATGGGAATGGAATAATTCAAGTGTTTCGTAAAAGATGTCGAAATCATTATCTAAATGAGGATCAAGTGGAGGCGGGGGCATTACGGGCTCCGGTAAACTTTCTTGGTCAATCATTTCTTCAGGCTCGTTTGATGTTGTAATGTCAGGCTCAAATTCTTCTGTTATTACAGGCTGCTGTTGTTGTGTAGGTAAGTCTGGTTGTGGAAGTTCACGGCCGCATTGTGGGCATTCTTCCCAGCGTTTTCTCATTCTACGACCGCAGAAAGGGCATTCTTTTAAGAAGCTTGACGCTGCCGACTGCGGACGTAAAGATTTTGAAATTTGTTTGCCGGTAGCAGTAAAAGACATTCCCGTACCTGGTATTCCGAGTGTGGCTCTACTGCCACGACTGCCGATCGTTACCTTAGCACCACGAGGCCCGATACTGGCACTGATACCTTTTTTTCCGAGGTTTAAACTGATACCTGGAGCTATTTTGATTGATTTTCTAAACCTAAATCCCATTCTGATCATCACCTTTGATGGAGTTATTGGCTAATTAATTCATTTATGATTTTATGTACTATCATTGGATCCGGCCTACGTTCTTTAATTATTGCATTAAGATGTTCAGCATCAAGATCGTGGCTGTATGATAGAAGATGTATCGCAAATTCGTTGGCTTCATTCTCCCGGCGGCAGGGGACATAGTAAGGTTTATTAGTGCTGAGATAGTAACCGTATCCAGAGTGCAGCCGTGCATGACCGAGTTCGTGGCATAAAACTATACGCTTTTGAAGCTCTGATAAATTTGCATTTAAAACGATACATTTTCGTCTTAGTGGGCGAACTAGAAAACCTCTGATTTCTGACGGCAAATCTAATTCAAAAACGTCGAATTTTAAGCATTTGGCAAGCTGGTAAGGATTCGCTGTATCATACTTTAATATGAGGTTTTCTACCCGCAAGGGTATGTTAAACATGGCGCAAGAAGTTTATTGCTTCTTGCGCTTATTTTTTTCTTTAGCTTGCCAAAATACGAATTCAAGAGCATTTTTTAATTTCTGTTTATCTTCTTCGTCCAGGTGATGTACTTCACCATCAAACATAACTTCGGTGTTTTCGAGAAATTTTGCGAGGTCTTTAGGAGTTTTTTTTGCTTCAGTGGAACTAGTATGGCCAAGCAAGTAATCTGTAGTAACACCAAATAAGTTAGCTATTTTTAATAAAGTGTCATTGTCAGGTTCACGTTTATTCAATTCATAATGCGTATAAGTACCACGAGCAACGCCTATAATCTTTGCAGTTTCTTCTTGAGTAAGCTTTTTTGAAAGGCGGAGTTCTCTTAAAGTATCTCCAAACATTTGATCACCTCTTTATGAAATTGTAGCACATAGCGACATATAAAAAAATAAATGTCGCAACAAGGGACAAAACTGCTTGACAATGTCGCGGATTGAAACTATAATAAAAATGTAGCGAAAAGCGACAAGAAAGAAAGGGGGGATATTAATGGAAAAAAGTTTGTGGTTAAAAGATATTAGATTAAAATTAGATTTGACTCAAGAACAGGTTGCTGAGCGGGCAGGTATTTCGAGAACGTTTTATACGGAGATTGAAACAGGAAGTAAAAAACCTTCTACTAAAACAGCAAAAAAGATAGCTCAAGTGTTGAATTTTGATTGGGTTATTTTTTTTGAAGATGAATGTCGCGAAACGCAACAAAACGCTGTTTGATTTGAAGTTTTGAGAGAAAACGGCGCCAAGCCGAATTTTAACGGAGAAAGGAGCAAAGAAGATGGCTAAATGCAATTACTGTGGTCGAGAAAGTGATTCTCACGAAGTTAAACAGGTTGGTGGTTATTACATTTTAGAGTGTTATACAGACTGTGAAACTGAAATTCTAGCTGATCAGGAAAAACAGGAAGAGGAGTAAGTAACGTGATTGATTATAAAGACGAAATTTTAAGTTTTTACTATGAAAAAAGACAAAACTTTATTGAGGCGGCAGAGAGGCATGAACAGAACAAAACTCATTTTAATTACGATGTAATGCATGAGGCCATGCTTGAGTTAAATACTGTTAAGTTACTTTTACAGCGACTGAATTTCAGTTATGAGGAAGTTGAACATTATATTGAGTATCAATACGCAAAAAGAAAGGTTGAGGCAAATTGAAATTTTATGAAGTAACAACCTGTTTTTATGATAACGGTAAAGTCACCGCTGCTATCACGAGAACTGTTGAATCTGATCAAAAGCCAACAGATACCAGTGATAACAATGACAAATGTGATGTATATAAAGATTGGTTTGAAACAGAGGAAGCAGCAAATCAATTTATTAAAGATGCTAAGGAGGCTTAAACATGAAGAAGTATTTGATCGCATTTGGCGCTGTTGTAGTTGTGGCTTTGATGTTGGTCAGTATTGCAGATGGGCAGAAACCTTTAACAGATGTTCAAGAGGTTACTGTTACTTGTGTCGTCCGGCCAGGAGATACTTTGTGGAATATAGCAGAAGGTTTTTATGGACACGGTATTAGTGCAGAAGATTATAACGCTTTTCAGTACAGAATATCGCAGGATAACAAAGAGCTTTTTGCTGATGGTCGCCAGCTACAGGTAGGGGACAAAGTGAAAATTCGTTACTATACCAAACGGTGAGTTTATGAGTTTATTCTACAGCAGAAGGGAGTGGTAAATGTGCTGAAAGAACTGCTTCAAGAGTGCCATATGACGCAAGAAACCGTCGCTGAACAGGCTGCTATGCACAGATCAACAGTCGCACGTATTATCAATGTTCCGGAAGCGGCACATCCGCAGATGATTATGCGGTTTGCAGAAACTTTCGGAGTTTTGAAAAACCATGTAATGCGGTGGTACTGTTTGGAAGCGTGCCCGCTGGGTAAAGCTTGCCAGAGTACAGAATATCGTGAGGTATCACTGGCACAGACGGCCTGCTTTATTTATTCGTCAGTTAGTGCCCTAAATACTAAACTGGCAATCGTTTTAAGTATTGCCTCAGACGAACGGGTAAGTTGCGACGAAGAAAAAGACTTCGCCGACATTTTAAAAAATATCAACGAAGTCAAGCAGGCAATATCCGATATGGAATTATGGGTTTATCGCAATCAGGATTTATTAAGAAAAAGAGAAATCGCCAGTGCGGTAACACTGACGATTAAGAGATAACCACGGTCAAATAGTTAACTCATGTTTTTATTATAGCAAAATGAGGCAGGTGACGCAAATGGAGATTTATACCGTAGAAGATGTTATGAAAATTTTGCATTGTAGCAAATCAACTGCATATAAAATGATTCGGATTGTACGTGATGAGTTAAAGCAACAAGGTTATATTCTACCGCCGGCAGGTAAGGTTCCGAAAAGTTATTTTGACGAACGTATATATATGCCTAACTATCAAAGGGAGCTGGCTTGATGGCTAAAAATGATTTACAGACAAAAATTGATCGCTTGAATGCTGCTGCTGAGATTATTGAAAAAGAACATAAACCAAAAAAGATGTCGGTATCTTCTGAGCAGCAAGTCTTTGCAAGTGTTGATCGTATTAAATCCTGTTACCGGTGCGAGTTTGAATTTTCTTGCCTGGATGCTGGTAGACCTTGCTCAAGATATTCTTATGTGGATTAGGCGGGGAGATATATGTTGAATCAAGCTTGGTTTTTTTATGATGAATTTAAAGAAGTACCGTTAGAAATATATCAAATTGATCAAATGGTTTTGATGGGACATTTGACAGAAAAGGAAGCCCAGGAAAGAGCTTTCTATGTGAATATAGATTATTACTTGCGAGGTGTAAATAATGTTTAAAAAGGCAGAACGTAAAAGAATTTTTGTGAAAATGGCACTGTGTGGAGTATCAGGCAGCGGTAAAACTTATTCCGCATTGTTACTGGCTCAGGGATTGGGTGGAAAGATCGCCATGATCGACACGGAAAATGGCAGCGGTGAACTTTACTCTGATCTATGCGAATATGATGCGGCTCAACTTGAACCGCCATTTTCGCCAATGAAATTTATTAATGCGATCAAAGAAGCGGAAGCCGAAGGTTATAACGTACTGATAATTGATAGCCTATCTCATGCCTGGTCCGGGCAAGGCGGTATTTTGGAAATGGTAGACAAAAAAAGTGCTACCAGTAGAAGCGGGAACAGCTTTACTGCTTGGCGAGATGTTACGCCGGAGCATAACAAGTTAGTGGATGCAATACTTCAGTGCCGTATGCACGTAATCGTTTGTATGCGGTCAAAAACAGCCTACGAAATGCAGGAGAATGAGAAGGGCAAAAAAACGCCTGTAAAGGTCGGATTAGCGCCGATACAACGTGATGGAATGGAATATGAGTTTACGATTGTATTCGATATTGATCGTGAAAAGCATTATGCCGTAGCCAGTAAAGACCGTACTAATCTTTTTGAAAATCAAATCGAAGTCATTACCCCGGAAACTGGTAAGATGATCCGTCAATGGGTTGAAGGTGGTATTGAGGTTAAGCGGCCTATAAGAGCAGATAAATTTGTCCAAGTCTATAGTGATGATTGCATGGTACTAACAAAAAAAGGCTTTGAAAGTATCAAGAATTTACCTGTCGATACATTGGCACAGATGGCTGCACATCAAAATTACGCCCTTGCCGCTACCGCTATAACAGACTTTCTTGACGCTAAAGCCGTAGCAATGACAGATGATGGATCTGCAGAAGCGACTGAAATTGATGATTTGGTAAATGAATTACCCGATATTGAAGATCAGGCAAGTAAAGTAGATGGTCCGATTGGATAATTTGTATTCTAAGTGTTTACGTTGTGGGCGAGATATAAAACGTCCGGAGAGTATTAAGCATGGCTATGGCCCTTCCTGCTATAAAAAAATGTTAGAAGAAAAAGCGCAGAAAGAGCTTATTTATGACGATGATAAAGTCGATATAGAGCCCTTTAGAGGCTCTATATACGACTTGAAAAATATCTAATGAAAAATCAAGGCGGTATATCATGGGCGGGTATTTTAAGTTGTATAGGGAGTTATTCAAAAAACCAATATGGCTTAATAGCTCAAATGAGCAGAGGGTGATATTGATAACTTTATTAGCTATGGCGAACTGGAAGGAAACTGAATGGGATTATTTTGGTGAAAAAATAATTTTAAAGCCTGGGCAATTTGTTACAAGCCTTCAAAAAATCGTTGAACAGTGTAAAGCTGAAGGCGTAGAGGCTAACAAGCAGATTACGGTTCAAAATGTAAGAACAATGTTACAAAAGTGTGAAAGGCTCAATTTCTTAACAGTAAGGCTAACAGGAAAATCAACAAAGAGCGGTAGGCTCATAACCATAGTAAATTGGCGGGTTTATCAAGGTGAAGAACCTACTGTTAACAAAGAGATTAACAAAGAACCTAACAGCCAGCTAACAAACAACCAACAAAGAGCTAACAAAGAACCTAACAAGCACATAAAAGAAGAATATAAAGAACTAGAAGAAGATAAAGAAAGTATAAGAAATGGGGAAGAAAAAAATGCGCCCAACATCCCCCAAAAAAACAGCTCGGAATTGGCAAAAGGTGCTCAATATTTTTCGGCAAAAATAATGCCGATCTTGAATCGTAACCAGGCAGAGCAGATTAATGATTTAGTTGCCGAGTATGGTGCTGATAGTTTTATTTTAGCTTGTGATCGAGCTGTGGTGGATAAAAACAGGTCAATAACACATATTGCCAATTTACTTGAAAAAGCACGCAGGTCAAGGAATCGCGGGCAGTCGGTGAATGTTGAAAGTATTTTAGACGAATTGATTGAGCGGGCAGGTCAATCTTAGAGAAAGGTTGTGGTTTAAATGCCTCAGAGAGCACTTGCATTAACAGATATTTATAAGGGATTTAAGTTTTTTCAGATGTGCGGTCGGAATCCGCCGGTTAATAAAAACTTGTTCGGAAGCGAGTTTACGACAAGTGAGCAGCAAATTAAGGACGCTTTGGCAACAAAAGCGGATATTTGGATTGATATTTTCAAACGGGTTGAGGTTCCTGTTTTCGAGATGGCTATAAAAAAAGTGATTCAGCAGACAAAGTTTTGGCCAAACGAGCAGGAGTTTGCTGCCGCAGTTGATTGGGCACAGGAAGAAATAAGGACAGAAGCTTATCAGTTGTCGCTTGCGAATGATCGTGAAGCCAGGGAACAGTTCAGCAGGTCTTTTTCAAAAGAACAGCGAGATAAAAATAAAAAAGTCATTGCGTATATTATTTCTCGGATTGGGAAGAAAGAGCGATTGAAGGTCCCCTATAACGAAAAAGTTATTGAGTTTGGACGATTGCTTTATCCGGATGCATCCGATGAATGGCTGAAAGAAAATTATAACGATATTGCAAATTTCAAGAAACAAAAACAATTTTGCGATAACTATTGCAAAGGTCGTGAAAATTGCCCTAATAGTGGCCGACAGCCAGGGCTTAGGGTAGATAAACAGTATGGTTACATCAGACCCGTGTATTACACCGGGACCTGTAGCAATTTTTAAATAAAGGAGCGATGAACATGGCAAGAAGGTTCAGGAAAATTCGTTATGACGAGAAGAAAGGGCAGGTAACGCTTATCTGGGAAGATGGTAAGGCACACGAGGATAAATATTCTCTTGAGTGCATGGAATCACCACGCCCGGAGTTTGTTCAAGCATTCAAAGAATTAGCAAAGCATGTTGCTGAATTGTGTGAGTTGCCGGCAGATTATGCGGACCGCATTACCACTCGTAGCGTATCTTTGAATTATGGGGGGATACAGGAAACGATGGGAGCTGTGCTATCTGCTGTTATGGAGCTTGAACAAAGTAATGGCGTGCTGGTATTGAATACCCCGCATAAAACTGTAGAAATGCTTACAGAAACGGCGGAGCCTAACGCTAAGATGTTACTTACAGCAGAGTGCATTGAAACGCTGGAAATGCTAATTGACGAAGCTCATGAGTATGTAAAGGGTGTTCGGGCGCAGGGTGATCTATTCACCCCGGCGGTTGGCGAAAGTGCTTAAAAATAAAATTTAGGAGTGTTGAAAAATGGCAAATAACAAAGGTAATAGAAGCAGCAAAGGCAGTAAAGGAAATACAGCAGTACCGCCAAGTAAAGAGAAAAATATGTCGGTTGATCAAATTTTAGATGTGTTGAGAAGGCAGTCTGGAGATACGATAACAATTTCTGCAAAACGCTTAGAAGCTTTATGCAAGGAAATTAAGTCGTTACGCTCTGAGGTGGAAACTTTAACCGCTGATAAGAATCAGAATGATGAACAGGAGACCCCAGATGCAAATTAGTCCGATTTACAGTTATCAAGATGATCGCCCAGAGATACAGTTTGGACGAGTGAATTTTGAACTTGAAAAAGTTGATGAAGCGTTAAAGGCCTATACTGCTAATCCAAACGAGCAAACTTCAGATGCTTTATGTATGGCGATCTATCAAGCTGAAATAATGCTTGAAACTATGGCCCTGCAGGTAGAACCGGATTACAGCAAAAGACACGTTAATTTTCTAAAGACTGTTCAAAAAAATTGTGAGAAAGCTCTTTATAGCGGCAGTCCTAAAGGTTAGTAAAACAAAAAGAAAAAGCACCGCTTTTTACACGGTGCTTTTTCAAAAAAGATTTGAGAGTGGGTTGGAGAGAAAATCAGACGTCCGCCGAAGTCATGAGTTTCACATTGCAGAACTCACAAATAAATTTTAGCAAAGTTGCTGGTCGGACGCAAAAAAAGTGAGGTAGCTATGAGTGTAAATTGGTCGGTTAGAGGACGAAAAAGCAGGGCATATGGCGAGCATTTTGAAAAAATGATATTAGCTTCGTGTGACCATTATTTAGCGGCTCAAATCGCAAAAATAGAAAAAACACCGGAGCCGATGAAGATTATAAAACCTTTTGGAACAGGTCAGTTTATCGCCTGTTTCGCATCAAAAGCCCAGCCTGATTTTAAGGGAACTTTAAAAAATGGCAGGTCAGTAGTGTTTGAAGCTAAACATACGGATAGTGATCGAATGAAGTATGAAGCACTGCTTGAATGGCAAAGAAAAGCTTTGTGTGAACATGTTGGATTTGGCGCTGCCGCTTTTATTCTTTGCAGTTTTGAGCTGGAACGGTTTTACCGGGTGCCGCTTTTAGTATGGCTGGATATGAAAAGAATATTTGGGCGTAAATATATGCTTGAAACTGAACTGTCAAAATACAAACTTAGATCCTTTGGTTTAAAAATAGCTTTTCTTGAAAAGTTAGGGGGTTCGGATAATGCATCGGAAAACGTGGAAAAAATGGACTCAGCAGGAGATTGAACGGTTAGAAAAAATGTGGCCAACAACTACGACGGCAGAATTGGCTCAAAAATTTAAACGGTCAGAAAAGGCAATAACTAAAATGGCCTATTTACTCCAACTTGGTCCAAAAACAGCAGCAACAGATTATATGTCATTACGTGCATTGTTGAACACTATTTTAGGTTACAGGAGTTATGGCAAGATGCAGACTTGTATTTCTGCCGGCATACCTGCAGTATTGATGTCGATGCATAATAATCGTCCGGTAATGATGATCCGGATTGATGATTTTTGGAAATGGGCGGAAAAGCACCAGGACTTATTAGATTTCTCAAATTTTGAGCTTAATATGCTGGGGGCTGAACCGAGTTGGGTTCCAGTTAAGAGGCGCCGAGATTTTAGAGCGAAGTTAGAAAAGGTGGCTTGTTGATATGGCATTCCCTTGTAAAAACTGTATTGAACGTCATACAGATTGTTGGTCAGCTTGTCCTAAGTATCAAGCTGAGAAAGAAAAATCACAGGCAGTTTTAGATGCCAGGAAAAAATATTACGGTGAAGTCAACGATTTTATTGTTGATATAGCCAGAGCAAAAAAACGTATGAGAAAGAGGAAATAATTATGGAAATTAAAGCAACAACACCATGTTATAAATTTAGAGATGTTAAACCAGAAGAACAGATTGCCAAGCTTAAAGAGGAATTAGCAGAGGTAGAAGAAGCGTATCAGCGTTTAAAACAAAATCCGAATGAATATCAAAAATTAGTTGATTTGCATATGGAAATTATAGACTTAAAGGCTTGTTGTAACACGTTTGTTTTTCAACTGCGTTATCGTTACAGAGGTGTGTCTATGAGCCATGAGTTTGATGCTCCACAAGAGGCTATACGCCGTGTTATAGCTAAAAATATGACCAGAGGATATTATTTGTTCCCGGAAGATTTTGAGAATCTGGACACTAATAAATCATAATCGTTTTGAGGTGATATAGATGGAGCGAGAACTATGGGACGAAATAGTCGTTGATAATTTTGCTGGCGGTGGTGGGGCAAGCACAGGAATAAAAATGGCGATCGGGCGTGATGTCGATATAGCTATCAACCATGATCCGGCTGCTATTGCCATGCACAAAGCTAACCATCCTTACACTGAGCATTATAACGAATCTGTTTGGGATATTGATCCGGTTACCGCTACTGGCGGCAGGCCTGTAGGGTTATGCTGGTTTAGTCCTGACTGTAAGCATTTTAGCAAGGCAAAAGGTGGAAAGCCAGTTGATAAAAATATCCGAGGGCTGGCGTGGGTTGCCCTGAAATGGGCGGCAACAGTGCGGCCACGTGTGATAATGCTGGAAAATGTTGAGGAATTTAAAACGTGGGGCCCGCTCTTGGGTGATCGCCCTGACCCTAATCAGAAAGGGCGCACATTTAACTGTTTCGTTAATGCCCTGCGGCGGCATGGCTATCAGGTAGATTGGCGGGAACTGCGGGCCTGTGATTATGGTGCTCCAACGATTCGAAAACGTTTCTTTCTGATTGCCCGGTGTGATGGGAGGCCTATAGTTTGGCCGAAACCTACACACGGAGATCCGTCAAGCTTAAAAGTTCAGTCAGGAGAGCTGAAACCGTGGCATACTGCTGCAGAGTGCATTGACTGGTCAATTCCCTGCCCGTCAATATTCGAGCGGAAGAAACCGCTTGCAGAGAATACGTTGCGGCGCATAGCAAAGGGATTACAAAAATTCGTTATCGATAATCCACAGCCATTTATTGTGCAGGTAAACCACGGTGGCGAGAATTTCAGGGGCGCAGATTTTGATAAACCGTTCCCGACGGTCACTGCAAAACACGGCTTTGGATTGGTAACGCCATATGTAACGCAACTTTGCCAAAATGGTTTTGCCGGTGATAAACGTAGCAGTGATATTGACAGGCCGCTCAGTACCGTTTGTACGAAAAATGAGCATATGTTAATAGCACCGAATTTAATTCAGTATCACGGCGAGCAAAGCGAAAAAGAAGTGCGGGGACAGGCTTTACAGCGCCCATTGATGGTGGTTGATGCCAGCAACAGGTATGGGCTTGTGGCAGCAAGTTTAGTAAAACACTACGGCGGTAATTATCAAGGTTCAGGCGCTGGATTAGATAAGCCTCTGCCAACGATTACAACGGTAGATCATAATGCCATTGTAACTAGCAATTTGATACAGCTCAACAAGAGCAGTGAGCAGTCGTTAGAAAGACCATTTAACACTGTAACGGCTGGCGGTGGGCATTTTAGCGAAGTAAGAGCATTTTTGCTCAAGTACTATGGGCAGGGTGGCGGTCAGACATTAGATGAACCACTGCATACGATCACAACAAAGGACCGTTTCGGGTTGATTACCGTTGCTGGCCAGGAGTATCAAATAATCGATATTGGCATGCGTATGCTGACACCGAGAGAGTTGTTTCGGGCGCAGGGGTTTCCTGATACATATATTATTGAGTGTGATTATCTCGGCAGGCCATATCCTAAAACAGCACAGGTTGCCAGATGCGGTAACGCAGTACCGCCGCAGTTGCCGGCAGCTTTAGTAATTGCCAATCTTCCAGAGCTTTGCGGAATGGCTTTGCGGAAAGCGATGTGATTTGATGAAAATAGGACTTGTTGATGTGGATAATCATAATTGGCCTAACCTTGCGTTGATGAAAATATCGTCATGGCATAAGGGCGCCGGTGATACAGTCGAATGGGCAGGTAGCCTTGAACATTACGACATTGTGTATATGGCTAAAGTTTTTACTTTTACGCAGGACGATATTCAATCATATCAGGCTGACAAAATAGTCAAAGGCGGTACTGGTTACGATTTAACTAGGAGGCTGCCTAAGAATATTGAATGTGCTTTTCCGGATTATGATTTATATGGCGTCAAAAATATGGCATATGGTTATTTAACTAGGGGTTGTCCTCGTAAATGCCCATTTTGCATTGTTGCGAAAAAAGAGGGAAAACAAGCGTATAAAGTTGCTGATTTATCGCAGTTTTGGCGTGGACAGAAGCACATAAAGCTGCTTGATCCTAACCTTTTGGCGGCTCCTGAATGGCGGGATTTGCTTGAACAACTGGCTGATAGCGGTGCATGGGTAGACTTCACGCAAGGGCTTGATATTAGGCTTATGACAGACGAAAAAGCCGCTGCTATTAATAAAGTCAAGTACAGTATGCTTCACTTTGCTTGGGATAATCCTGCTGATATGGAAACGCTGGAAAAGTTAAAGGAATACAGATCTGTGTGGAAAGGCAGTCAGCGCAACCGTAGCGTTTACGTGCTAACAAACTTTAATAGTACACACGAAGAAGATTTGTATCGTGTATATACCTTGAGGGATATTGGCTATGATCCGTACATTATGATTTTTGACAAACCGAATGCTTTAGCTAAAACAAGGTACCTGCAGCGTTGGGTTAACAATAAGCAGATATTTAGGACGATTAAGAAGTTCGAAGACTATGATCACACGAGAGGTTAACTATGAATTAGGTGTAATTTTAAAGGAGATTGAGGATGAAGATACCTACAAATAAAATTGTTGGATGGCAGAAAACAAAAAATTGTCTGCCGGTTCTTGATGCATTGGTACTAATTCAGTCTAAAGAAGATAAATATTCTTATGAAATAGCCCAATTAGTTTCAGATGATTGTACATTAACTTTCCGTAGTTGGTCTGATTATGGACGCGATTTTGATCTAAAAGATATTCGTAAATGGGCCTATATAAAACTATAGGGGAGACTAACATGAAATTAAAACGGTTGAAGAATATGATTATCGAGAGGTTAATTGATATTAAGAACATTGGTTAAATTTATTTAATTAAAACGGTCGCTTTGCTACTGCCTCAGCACTATAAATACTATGTACAGCACAATATTACAAAATTAACAGGGAAGTGTATTTTATAGCCTGCGGGAGCTGATTAGACCGCAGGGGGCGGCCTTTTAATATAAGCAGTTGATGAGATTGAGAGGACGATAAGACGATATGAATAAATTTAAGAAATACTGTCCCAATGTATGGGTGGCAGAATGCGAAGAGGAGTATAAAAAAGGTGAAATTATTCAGCTTGAGACGAAATACGGAAAAGAAGTTGAATGCGAAGTTTATAACTTGGTGTTACAAAAAGATGATAAATATTTTTATTCTATTGTCCGAACTGATGAGCAAAGTTATGCAGAACGCAAGGCGGAAAGATACAACAACGCTGCCCTAAAAAATCAAGTGAAAAGCAATGATAAGTGGAGAGCGGCGGAGGAAGGTAAAGAATTTTTATCATTGGGGGAACCAATAAAAGTTGGACATTACAGTGAAAAACGTCATCGTGCCTTAATTGAAAGGAACTGGAAACGGTGTGAAAAGGCTGTAGAACTTGCAGATAAGGCAGCTGAACAAAAGAGCAAAGCTGAGTACTGGGAAACCAAATCAAAAGAAATAACGTTAGCAATGCCCGAAAGCCTAGAGTATTTCTCAGCTAGACTTGAAAAAGCTGTTGAATATCATAAAGGATTGAAAGACGGAAGTATACAAAGAAGCCATTCATACTCCTTGGCTTATGCCAATAAAGATGTTAAAGAGCTAAAAATAAAAGTTGAAATAGCCAAAAAGTTGTGGGGATAAAAAAGGACGGTGAGATGTATGCACTACATTTTTAAATTAGATCCTAAAAAACCGCCATCACCGCCACCGGAAAGGAGTTCTATAGATTTGAGAGAGGATTTATCAGAAAAAAATACAGATGCCATAGAAGCAGCTATTATCATAAGAAATTATTGCGCTGGAAGAACCTGCGAAAAATGTTGCTTTGGTGATGTAAATAATAAGTATTGCGTTTTTACACAGCGAATTATTCCGAGTGAATGGAATTTAGGCTTTGCAGCAATGAAAAAAAGACAGGACGGTGAAGAAAAATGACTAAATTAAAACCTTGTCCGTTTTGTGGAAATAAAGAAGTAATACTTATGTCTTGTGCTATATGTGATGGATATATTTATTGTGACGGCTGTGGATTTGAAACTAAAAGATATTGGGATGACTTAAAAGATCATAAAGTAGTTAAATCATGGCAAGAAAAAGCTATAGCTGCATGGAACAGACGGGACGGTGAATAGATTATGAAAACAGTGATAGCAACAGTTATTGAAAAAAATGAGTATGAAATCGAAATAGATGTAGAAAATGACGCTACAGAAGACGAAATTTGGGATGCTGTAAAAAAAGTATACTTGGAAGATGATTACATTTATCTGGCCAAAGTGGACAGTAATTATGATATAAAGATAAAAAATAGTAGGTGAATAGATTATGCGATTAATAGATGCTGACGTTTTGAAACCAAAAATATTAGAATATGTTAAAGCATTAGAACGTATTAAGTATTGTTATGGTTATGATACTTTCGGTAAATATTATAATGGGAAAAAATCCGCCTATTTAAATGTAGCCAATTTAATAGACGAAGCCCCTACAGTAGAAGAACGTAAGCATGGGCATTGGATTGAACACCCTAAACACCCAATCGGTGATTGTAGCGTGTGTGGTGAGCGTGTACCGATCTACAGCGGCAGTAAAAAATATAAAAGCTGCCCTTACTGCGGGGCGAAAATGGACGGTGTTAATGATGGCTGATTTTAGAATGATCGTTTGCAGGGAGTGCGGAGCAGAAATATTCTTCATAAGAACTTCTAGCGGTGCTAAAATGCCAGTGAATAAAGACCAGGTTGGATATACTCTTGGCGGCAAAGATCGTATTGTAACGCCTAATGGTGAGATCCTTTCGGTTACAATTACAGATCATCCTGAATCAGGTCTTGGCTATGTACCTCATTGGAGTACCTGTAACGGGGCAAACAGAGCCCGAAAAGTATCACCGGTGCCAAAGGCTAAAAAGAAAAATGTTCCGGAAGAAAGCTTATTTTAAGGAGTGTGATTGTTAATGGCGTTACTAAATTATACGACTACCGTAGATGCTATTAAGACAGCTGGAGAAATAGAAGTTATTTTAATTAAAGGCGGCGCTAAAGCTATACAAAAAGAAATTGATAATGGTAAAGTTATCAGCATCAAATTTATTGTTGATTCACCAATCGGTACTATTCCTATTGAGTTACCTGTACAAATTGCAGCTGTAGCCGAGATATTACGGCAGCAGAAGAAAAATAATCCAAGGATAAAAACGTCGTTAGATCAAGCTGAACGTACTGCATGGCGATGCTTGAAAGATTGGGTTGAGGCTCAAATGGCTTTAATCGAAATTGGTATGGTAAGTATTGACCAAGTGTTTTTGCCATATGTCATCAATAAAGAGGGTAAGACACTTTATGCTTATGCAAAAGAACATAGGTTATTTTTAGAAGGAGGACACAATGGCTGATTATTATAAAGCTATAAGTATGTTAGAAGCGATGAAGCAATATTATTCGGACGATATAAAAAGTAATTTTGATCAAGCGATCGCGGCATTAAGGCGTTGCGAAAATATCGACAAAGCAGAAATAATCCGAATGCCTAAAATTGTAATTCGAGATAAAGGCTGCGGTTCGTTTGAATATCCGTTTGGTACTATGTATCATGATAATCTGTATACTGATGGTCACTATATCTATTATAGAAACCTGCAGAATGGGGAAGGTTCTGATCATGCGTTTAGTGACTATGAAATTGTAAAAACAGCAGAAGATGGTTCTTTAGATACTATCAAAGTTATTGCGGTTACTCCTGATATTTTTCCGGAAGCTGAACCAGTACAAGCAGGTAGATGCGAAATTTGTGGAAGTAAAAACGATGTTAGGGACTTTCAATCAAGCTCGGATTTTATAAGGCATTATATTTGCGGTTCCTGTGTTTCAATGTCGGAGGAAAAGCGAAAAACTCTAAAGAAAGATCAACAGAGTGTGGTATTTTTTGCAAAAATACTTTTTGCTGATTCAGAGGAATAAAAAAAGAACCTGCCAGTGACGGCAAGCCCAAAGAATGATGATATACAATTCGCAAAATTATTATATCATCATTCAGGAGGGCTTAGCAAATGACAAATAATGATGTTCAGAAGATTATTAGTGAAACAGCAGAAGCTACAGCAAAAGCCATATATAATAAAATTCAGTTGGATGCCAAAAAAGCTAAAGCAGAAGCTGTTAGTAAAAAACTTTATAATACAAGGCTGCTTCTGCAGAATTATCGTCTGTTTAAGCAGTATGTAGAAAATGCTGTTTTTGATTTGGTTAGATTAGATGAGGAGCAGGAAACTCCATTAGAAATTTTAGATGCAATGTGGCAGTCATATGGTCCTGGTAAAAGCGAGATTGCAGTTGAGAGCATTAAAATGTCGATGACCAGGACAAAAATCATTATGGCTCACGTAGACGAGATGATAGGTCTTTATGAGGCTTATTGCTATCGCAGTGGGAAGGACGAAAATATGCGGAGACTTGATGTTCTAAAGTCAATGTATATTACTGAAACGGATAAAACAGCTGGTGAGATTGCTGCTGACCTAGCTGATAAATATTATATGGATGTAAGGAGTATCTACAGAGATGTAAATGCTGCTATAGATGTTATGACAGCACTTATTTTTGGTATTGATGGTGTTCAGGTTAAGGAAAAAAGAAAATAGAAAAACTTTTTGGATTTAAGCCGTTGACAAAAAAAGTCAACGGCCTTATTGTATTATTTGTAATAAGTAAAAAATATACAGAGGGGATATTATGTTTACCAATCTTCAAGAAAATGTTATAAAAGACTTGGCGACGGTTTATCAAATTTCAACTCCACAATTATTATTAATTGTCAGTGCTCTTGGCATAATAATTTATTTAATAAAAATAAAGATGGAAGAAGGGGTTTATAAACGTATTAACCAAGTCTTGGAAGAATATAAAAAAGATATAAAAAAAGAAATTATTGACTATGGTTATAGCCGGCAAAAACAGTCGAAATACTATCGCAAAATATATGGGCTAATGTTTAAATGTTATTTTGCCGGGGTACAAATAAATACTGATATTAATAAAATTGATGTAAGTGGCTGGAATACTAGTGACTTAGATAGATGTATATCAGATTTGAAAATAACTAATAAAGATAAAGTGAAATTAAAAGAACTTTGGGAAGCTGATTGTGATAAGAAGATATTCAAGAAAGAGCTTTGTAAACAAGCATATATTTCATTTTGTAAAAATTTTTTTAAACAGCTGGCAAATTTAAGTAAGTATTATTATTCAAGAAAATTATATTTTTCTTATGAAGTACAAATTGAGGTAAATGAAATTTTAAAGATGTATAGTAATTTATATAAAATATCTGCACAACATCAGGAAACAGAAGAATTTTACGACGAACAATCAAAAAATATTATGAAAAAAATCAATAATTTGGAAAGGATTATGAAGAAAGAACTGGATATTTCAGAATAGTAGGTAGTTGAAGAAATCTAACATCTTTTTTATTAAAAAATAGCATGTCAAAAAGTTGTCACTGACATGTCAGTAAGTCCTGTGATATGATTAAAGTGCAAAAATTGGATATCAGGAAAACCGCCTGTGAGCATCAGCACAG